GCGAACACGATGGCAAATGGTAAAGTGGAAGATGTGGCGCGCGGCATGCTGACTGCGTTTGTGCTTTATTTTGAAAACACAATGGATGAGATTAAGCGTGCGGAAGCATTGCCTGTGAGTGAAAAAGCGAAGTTGATTCAGGGGCTGGGTGATAGCTATTCGAAAATGGTGGCAAGCAGTAAGCGATTATTGCCAGAAGTGTCGGAAATGGCGACGGCAATAAAGACCATCACGATGTTTGGAGATTATATACAAGCCAATAAACCTGAGCTGATTAATGAGTTTGCGGACTTATTGGAAGGGTTTGGGAAAGCCTTAGATAAGGAATTTAAATAGTCAGGATTTCGCCTGACAGCGACCTACTTTTACTTCGCTACGCTTGCACTTCGTGCCGTTGGCAAAGCCAACGTTCAAAATCTTCCAGATTTTGTCTTTGCTTGTGCAAAGCAAAGTAGGGAGCCGAATGGCACATGAACAGGAAAAAAATGAAAAATAAAGAATTATTAGCGGAATTAAAAGCCTATTCGGACAGCTTGCGACAAAAGGTCGAGGCAAAGTTTGAGGGGTGGGATGATTCTCTTGCTGCCATTAGTGAGCGACGCAAAAAGGTGTTAGATCCTGTTTCGGGCTATGACTTTTTTGTGTCGAATTACTTTCCGCATTATGTGCGTTCTCGCTCTCGTTCGCAGTTGCATAACTATCTTTTTGAGCAGTTGCCACAAGTATTACAACAGCCATCATCAGTGCATTTAGCCATTGCTGCGCCACGTGGTGAAGCTAAATCGACCTTGGTTTCCCAGCTCTTTACACTTTACTGTCTTGTGACACAGAAAAAACGCTATGCGTTGATTGTGATGGACAGTATCGACCAAGCCTATCCAATGCTGGAAGCCATTAAAGTCGAGTTGGAATTTAACCAACGTTTGCGCATTGATTTCCCCGAAATGGCAGGACAAGGGCGCGTGTGGCAAGCGGCAACCATTATCACGAAAGCCAATCAAAAAGTGCAAGTGGCAGGTTCTGGCAAGAAATTGCGTGGTTTACGTCATGGGGCGTATCGTCCTGACTTGGTGGTGCTAGATGATATTGAAAATGACGAACAAGTGCGGAGCCCTGAACAGCGTGACAAATTGCACGATTGGTTGAAGAAAACCGTCCTTCCGTTAGGGGCAGCTGGGGATAAGTTAGATGTGGTGTATATCGGAACTATCCTCCATTACGACAGTGTTTTAAACCGCACTTTATCAAGTAAAGCGTGGAAGACGGCAAAGTTTAAAGCCTTAATTCGTCAGCCTGATGATATGAGCCTGTGGGATAAGTGGGAGGACTTCTACTTAAACGAGGGCGAAGCGGTGGCTGATGCTTTCTATACGCAAAATCAAGCGGCAATGGATAAAGGCGCAGTAGTGAGCTGGGCTGCTCGTCCTATTTTAACCTTGATGAAAATTCGCGCTCGTGATGGGCATGCCACCTTTGATTCGGAATATCAAAATGATCCATTAAGCAGTGATGATGCGATGTTTGCCAATAGTTTGACTTATTGGACGGAATTGCCAGCAAATTTAATTTATTTCGGTGCGCTTGATCCCTCTTTAGGAAAAGCAGGGGCAAGCCGTGACCCCTCTGCCATTTTAGTGGGCGGCTATCACCGAGAAACAGGCAAGTTATATGTTGTGGAAGCGCAAGTGAAAAAACGTCTGCCTGATTTAATTATTGAAGATGTGATCCGTATGCAGAAGCAATACCACTGTCAGCGTTGGTTTGTTGAAACGGTGCAATTCCAAGAATTCTTAAAAGACGAATTAGTGAAACGCTCGGCACAACGTGGCATTCCTGTCCCTGCAACGGCGACGAAACCAAATACAGACAAAATGTTGCGTATTGAGAGCCTACAACCTCACATGGTGAATGGCTTGATTTTGTTACACAGCACCCAAGCAACCCTGATTGCGCAACTGCGCCACTTTCCGAAAGCCGATCATGATGACGGCCCGGATGCGCTGGAAATGTTGTGGAGGAACGCCATCACTAATGCCGCTCCAATTGAGTGGATAGGCTTAAACGATGAAGGCTTAGGGCATGATGAATTTGAAGCAGAAGATGATTTATATAGCATTTGGCGAGGTTAAACATGAAATTGTGGGAAAAAATTAAAACATTGGTTGGGGTGAAAACCGAGCCAATCCAAACTGACGAAGCCATGGTGACGGCTAATGGGCGCGTTTTATCCGACCACCCGAGCAACCGCATCACCCCGTCAAAGCTGAAAAGCATTTTAGAAGATGCGGAAAATGGCGATATTACGGCACAGCACGAGTTGTTTATGGACATCGAAGAACAAGACAGTGCCATCGGTGCGAATATCCAGACGCGAAAACGGGCGATTTTAACGCTGGATTGGCGCATTGCTGAACCGCGTAATGCCACACCGGCGGAAGAAAAACTGCAAACCGAAATTGACGAGTTGTTTTATCAATATCCGAACCTTGAAAACCTGCTTATGGATATGATGGACGCGGTAGGTCACGGCTTTTCTGCGTTGGAAATCGAGTGGAAATTGGAAAACGGTAAGTATATTCCACACAACTTTATCGCTCGCCCTCAGTCTTGGTTTAAGCTAGATAAAAACGACAATCTCTTGTTAAAAAACCCGAACAATCCCATGGGGGAACCTTTGCGTCCGTTTGGCTGGGTGGTGCATTCACATAAATCCCGTTCCGTTCAATTGGCGCGTATGGGTTTATTCCGCACACTGGCTTGGCTTTATATGTTTAAGCATTATTCTGTTCGTGATTTTGCCGAATTCTTGGAGCTTTACGGCATGCCGATTCGTATCGGGAAATATGGCGCAGGGGCAACAAACGAGGAAAAACGCACGCTATTACGCGCTCTTGCGCAAATCGGACATAACGCCGCAGGGATTATGCCTGATTCCATGACTATCGAATTGCATAATGCGGCAAATACTGGTGCTGGGTCGGCAAATAATCCTTTCTTGCAAATGGTGGACTGGTGCGAAAAATCCATTGCCCGCCTGATTTTAGGGCAAACGCTCACATCAGGCGCAGACGGTAAAAGCTCAACTAATGCCTTGGGAAACGTGCATAATGAAGTACGCCGTGATTTGTTAGTGTCTGACGCTAAACAAGTGGCGCAGACCATCACGCAACAAATCATCTTGCCTTATTTGCAGGTTAACGTTGACCCCAATATTGCGCTACATCGTGTGCCATACTTTGAGTTTGACACCAAGAAATACGATGATTTAAGCACCTTTGCTGATGCCATCCCGAAATTGGTGGGGATTGGCGTGCAAATCCCCGAAAAATGGACGCGCGATAAGCTCGGCATTCCAGAAGCACAAGAAGGCGAAGTGGTTTTAAAAGCCGTTCAAAATGATTTTAATCCCGATTTAAAAACACCGGGGAAATCTACCGCACTTTCTGCCCACGTAGTGGGTTGTCAGTGTGCGGGCTGTTTGGGTAAAGGTATGCACGTGGCGTTGTCGGCTGCTAACAAAGGTGAAACGGAACAGGATTTGTTGGATAACAGTTTAAACGAGGCGTTAAATGTGATTGACTTTAATCGCCAATTAGACCCTGTGGTGCGTCAATTAGCCGTTGCATTAACCGCATGTAATACCTATGAGGAAGCAAGTGATAAATTAGCTGAAATTTACCCGGATTTAGATAACGCAGAACATCAACGTTATTTGACACAAGCCGTCTTTTTGTCCGAATTGTTGGGAGTCAGCAATGCCAAGCGTTAATTTCGTTTTGGGGCTAGAACCGAAAAAAGCCATTGAGTTTTTAAGGGGTAAAAAGGCCATATTAGGACATTTTGACGAAGATGCCTTAATGGATAGCGCCCGAGCAAAAGCAACGCGTATCGCCAATTTATCCAGCCTTGAGATGAGTAAAGACATCTACCAGTCTTTAGTTGATGCACAGGCACAAGGCTTACCTTTTAGCGAATGGAAAAAAGGAATTTTTGAATATTTTAAGAAAAAAGGATGGATTGCCGGGTATGACAAAGAATATTTGCTTGCAGATCCGAAAACCGGTGAATATTTTGGCTCGCCACGCCGATTAGAGACGATTTATCGCACCAACATGCAATCTGCTTATTCTTCTCAGCGCTATGCCGAAATGAGAGATAACGCAGATAATCGACCTTATTGGCAATATTCGGCAGTAAATGATGATCGTACCCGCCCAAGCCATTCCGCTATGCACGGTTTGGTTTATCGCTATGATGATCCATTTTGGGCAACATTTTACCCACCCAACGGATTTAATTGTCGATGTTCGGTTATCGCATTAGCCGAGCGTGACATTAAGCGCCGTAATCTGGTCGTTGGGGATAGCGCAGATCGTTTGATTGATTACGACCGCAAAATCAATGCCACCACAACGGAAAAAACGACCGCATTTAAATTGTCAGATGATAAATGGATTATTACGGATAGAGGCTTTGATTACAATGTCGGACGAACCGTATATAAACCTAATTTAGCACTTTATCCCGAATCATTGGCACACCAATTTGCTAAACGTGAAATGGGCGGCGAGGGCTTTAAATTTGATTTTAAACAGTTCGAGAAAGAATTCTCGCCTTATGTTGATGATTATAAAAAGCTAAAAGGCAAAAATGAGCGTGAGGCATTTTTAAACCCGATTAGAGAGCGGTTTAAAATGGACTATAAATTTATTGCCGGCGTGTTAAGCGAAGATACTAAGCGACAAATTAAAACTGATTTATCTACAGTTTGGCTTTCAGATGATTCATTAATTAAACAAATTGCAAATCGTTACGGACAAGATTTTGATTTTGATGACTATGCGCGGTTACCGGACGTCTTATATAACCCAGACAAAATAGAGCAAGACGGTAAAAATACGTTTAAATTCTACAAGGAAGTGGATTCAAGGCGCTTGATAGCTGTCATTAAAGTGCTTAATGGTAGCAATGAGATTTACTTGACATCGCAACACTTGGCAAGTGATAGACAATGGCGAAAAGCATTTAAATAGATATGTCGCCCGGTGGGACTCGAACACCCCCACACATCAATCCCTGCTCCAATAGCATTCGTTCGCAGTTTTCGAGATTCACTGCTGCGGGCGACTAGAGGCACTATAACATGATATACGTAAAAATCAACAACGAAAAAGAACTTATCCACGCATTATCGAAATTGGCGCAACATGTGAAATATAATGTGCCGCTTATGCGTACGATAGCGGGTACAATGCAATCCGCGGTTGACCAAAATTTTGAAGCCGGTGGGCGTCCTGCTTGGCTTGGCGTGAAAGGTCGCCCTGACGGAAAACCATTGATTGATAGCGGTGCATTAAGAAATAGCATCCATTCGAGTTGGGATAACAACGAAGCGCAGGTTGGGACAAACCTAAAATATGCGGCCATCCACCAATTCGGCGGGAAAACCAGTCCGCATAAAATCAAACCGGTCACAAAAAAAGCCTTGGCATTCGGTGGGACTGTTAGAAAGTCGGTTGAACATCCCGGAAGCGATATTCCTGCCCGCCCATTCCTTGTTTTAACGCCACAGGACGAGGAGGATATTTTAGAGGATGTACAAGCCTATTTTCGGAGTGTAGTTAAATAAAACATAAAACCGACCTAAATCGCGCGTATTTGCATTTTTATGATTGTATGGGCGGATTTATCGAATTAAATTTTTTAAAACGATTTAAAAGGATTTAAAAAGGTTTTAAAAATGGTTTAAGATTAAATGCAACATTCAATTTCAATTTTTCAAAAATTCTAACCTAGAGGGGAGTGAGGAAGTCGCTCCCCTCTTTTCATTTTTCAAACTCCATTATTCTGAAATCCTAGATTAACTTTTCAGGATTTTAAGAATGAAACTCACCCTTGCAGCCTGTAGTTTTGAAATTGCTAAAGCGAAGTATGGACGCATCCAACTTTTGCCTTACGGCAAATTTAGAGCTACTGACGGCAGACCGACAGATGTGGAGGCATGGTATGTAACCGATACGAACGGGGCTGATGTTGTGGCATTGGCTAACAGTCAGAAAAATCCCCTACCCATTGACTACGAACACCAAATCTTACATTCCCAGCAAAACGGCAAAGAGGCTCCTAGCGCAGGTTGGATGGAATATCTCTATTTTAACCCGCAAGGGATTTTTGCTGATGTCCGTTGGACGGACAAAGCCGCGGAATACATCAAAAATGGCGAATATCGTTATATCTCTGCCGTGTTTGCATATGACACGAATGGTTATGTTCGCAAAATCTTTCACGCTGCACTGACTAACAACCCCGCTTTAGACGGTATGGACGAAGTGATGGTCGCCGCCAGTGTGCAACTTTTAAATCAACAAAAGGAAAAGCCAGAAATGGATAAGAAATTACTTGCCGCGTTGTGTGCGTTATTTGCTTTGAAAGCTGACGCCAGCGAAGCGGAAATTACCGAAAAAGTGACCGCACTTTCTGCGGCTAAAGGCGACAGCCAAGTGGCGGTATTGGATGTGTATGCCAAGTTGGCCGAAAAAGAACAATCTGTTGCGGCATTAACTGCGCAAGTGGATAAACCTGACCCGGCTAAATTCGTGCCGGTAGAACAGGTGGCGGCATTACAAGCTGATTTTAATAAGCTTAAAAACTCGGTAGAGACCGATAAAAAAGAGGCGTTGATTCAGGCTGCGTTATCACAAGGTAAGTTATCACCGGCGCTGAAAGAATGGGCACAAAGCCTAAGCATTGAAGCGTTAACCGGTTATTTAGATAAAGCGACACCTATTGCGGCGTTAGCTGGCGGTCATCAAGCGAACGAAGACCCGAATAAAGACAATGTGGTGGCATTAAGTGCTGCAGAACAAGCGGCGGCTCGTGCGTTGGGTATGACTGAAGCCGAATTTATCAAAGAACACAAGGAGCAAAAATAATGTTTAAGAAATCCGAAGTTTTAAAAGCGATTGAAACCCAGTTTAAAAAAGACTTTGCTGCCGGTTTAGGTTTAATTAAACCGCAGTGGGACTTAATTGCAATGAAAGTATCCTCTACCACCAAAGTGAATACCTATGGTTTCTTAGGTCAGTTCCCGAAAATGGTGGAATGGGTAAACAAACGTCAGCGTAAAGCAATGCAAGCCCAAGGTACTAGTATTGAAAACAAACTTTACGAAAGCACTGTGGGCATTCCGCGCACTGATATTGAAGACGACCAAGTGGGCTTATTCCGTCCGATGGTACAACAAGCGGCACAAAGTGCGGCTGAATTACCTGATGATTTGGTGTTTGGCTTGTTAAAAACCGGTAAAACGACTTTGTGTTATGACGGTCAAAATTACTTTGACACTGACCACCCTGTTTTTGACAACGTGGACGGCACAGGCTCAAGCAAAGAGCAAAGCAATATCACCACCAGTACGAAAACAGAAGCACCAACTTTTTATATTTTCGATACTACCAATGCGATTAAACCATTAATTTGGCAAGAGCGCACAGCACCGGAAATCGAAACGAAGTTTGACCCATCCAAGTCTGACACCGTATTTAACGAAGACATTTACGAATGGGGTGTGCGTGCACGTGGTGCCGCCGGTTTTGGTTTTTGGCAACTCGCCCACCGTGTTGAGAAAACAGAACTCAATGCTGAAAACATCATGAAAGTGATTGCCAAAATGCAATCCTTAAAAGGTGATGGTGGCAAGTTATTGAACATTCGTCCGAATGTGATTTTAGTGCCGCCGGCATTAGAGTTTCAAGCGCGCCAAATTTGCGAGGGAGACATCATCAATGGTACGACCAACATCTTAAAAGGTCGCTTGAAAGTGATTGTGTCATCACAAATCATCGAAGAATAACCAATCAGGGCGGGAAACCGCCCTAGGAGTTAATTATGGCTAAGAAAAAGCAAAACAAGACAGACGATGAAGTGAAAACCGATTCTGCGGAAAACACCACAGAAACCGACCGCACTTTAGACGAGTCGAATGACGCGCCCAAAGGCAGTGATGTGATTCATCCTATTGCCTATGCGGTGAAATTGCGCGAAATCCACCCGCAGGCAACATATGGGCGTTGTGGTTATCGCTTTAACAAAACTGATGCGGTTTACATCGCAGCGGATGACTTAACGGCGGAACAAACTTTAACGTTTGCGGAAGACCCTTGGTTGGAGCTTGTTCCGGTGTGTGAGGATTAAACCATGTATGCAACGGTAAAAGATTTCGTTTTGCGCATTGGCGAGCTTCAGGCAATCCAACTGACCGACCGTGACCGCGAAGGTGTGGTAAATGAAAGCGTGCTGACTATTGCGCTTTCGGATAGCACAAGCCAAATCGACGGTTATTTAAGTGCGCGTTATCGCTTACCGTTGCCGACAATCCCGCAAAACTTAACCCGTATTTGTTGTGATCTTACCCGCTATCGTTTGGCGAGTATGTCCGAAGTAACGATTACTGACGAGATTATCACGCGCTATAAATTGAGTTTGAAAGAGCTTGAGGACTTGGCCGCAGGAAAGATTTCGCTTGGCATTGATATTGAAGACGAGCAACAAAGCGACGGTAATGTGGTGATGTTTACCAATCCGAACAATAGGATTTTTGGCCGTGATAACCGAAATTGAAAATGCACTGGTTGACCGTCTGACACGTGGCTTGGGACAGCTTGCTAACACGGTGAAAAGCTATGGCGGCGAGCTGGACGACGAAAGCCTGGGTACCGGGCGTTTACCCATGGTGTTAGTAACGTTCGGTGGTGCACGAATTGAGCAGATGACAGTGCGAGGCAATGCGTTTCGCACCACTGCCAAGTTTGTAGTGATTGTGGCAGTACGCTCATTGCGTAGCAATCAAGCAGCACGACAAGGCGGTGTGGATAAACGCGAAATCGGTGCAAATCAGTTGATTTATGCAGTGCGCCGCTTGCTGGACGCGCAACGTTTAGGCGGATTAGTTAAGCCGTTAAAACCGTTGGCGATTCGGACGTTGTTTAACAATGCGCAGTTTCGCACGGAAAAAGTCACGGCGTATGCCATCGAGTATGAAACGGTATTTGATGATGTTGCACCGCTTGAAGACGGTTTGTATCCGGAAAAAACACAAGACCCGACTAACCCTGATTTTGTGTTTACCCATTATGCGGCCGAACTCTCCCCGGCGTCGCCAACACTCGAGCAGGTGGACGGCAAACTGTATGACCCGAACAACAATGCCGAGGTCGGCTTTAGTGTAAAAACAAAGGATAAAAAATGATTGTAAAAGCAGCCCCTGGGGTGAAAGTCCCTTTAGAAAATCAGCCGTACACCTACATTGAGCAGGAGCCGGTTGAAGTGGATGATTCTGTTTATTATCAGCGCAGAATCGCTGATAGCGACTTAATCGAAGTGCAACCAACCCGCAAGCAAAGAGGTGCAGGCAATGACTAATATCGAATTTGAAAAAATCCCGAACAGCTTACGCAAACCGGGTGTTTATACTGAATACAACGCTAAAGGCGCAGTAACTACACTGCCGACTAACGAACAGGAAGTGCTAATTGTTGCGCCGATGATTGGTGGGACAACCGCATTTACTCAACCGGTGCGCGTGTATTCTGATCTTGATGCAGCAGCAGTATTTGGTGCCGGCTCATGGGCGCATTTGATGGCGCGTATGGCCATTACTAACAACTCACTCATCCGTTTATCTGTGATGGGTTTATCGGATAGTTCTTCCGGTGTGGCGGCGAGCGGTAGTTTGGTGTTGACCGGAACCGCCACCAGTCAAGGCGTTATGACAGCAACCATTGCCGGTGTTGACTACAAAGTGGCAGTGGCAAACGGCGAAAAAGCCAAAGATGTTGCCGCCCGATTAAACGCTGTGATTAACGGTGCGACAGATTGCCCGGCAACGGCATCTGTGAGCGAAAGCACGATTACGCTTACTGCAAAATGCAAAGGCGCTATCGGAAACGAAATTAATTTAACCGCAACAAACACGGCTAAAGACATGACATTGTCCGCAACTGCTTTTGCTAACGGTGCAGAAAATGCGGATTTAGCCCCTGCATTAGCAAGCGTTGCCGGTACGCATTACCACGTCATCATTTCGCCATTTGCGGACGATAAAAACGCCAAGGCCTTGCGTGAGCACCTGGAATCTGTGTCCGCTCCGCTTGAGAAAAAACCTGCCATCGGTGTGTTGGCATGGCGCGGCAGTATGGCAACCGGTACGACTTACACCGAAAAAATTAACAGCGAGCGTGTGACTTGCGGTTGGTACAAAGGCGCGATTGAATCCTGTGCGTTAATTGCGGCGGGTTTCGGCGCGGTGATTGCAGGCGAAGAAGACCCGGCACGTCCGTTAAATACCCTTGAAATTAAAGGCTTGACGGAAGTTGACCCGACTCAAACGCCGTTATTAAGCGAAGCGAATCAAGCGTTATATCACGGGTTAACCCCGATTACCGTTGTAAATCATCGTGTCCGAATTATGCGTGCGATCACCACTTACACCAAATCGGCAACTAATACGGATGACCCGAGTTACTTGGATTTAACTACTATCCGCACGCTTGACTATACGCGCAAAGCCATTGAACAGCGTATCGAATTACGTTTCCCTCGCGCAAAATTGTCTGCATGCACACCGGACAAAGTGCGGTCTGAAATCCTAGATGTTTTATTGCGTCTGGAAAATGAAGAAATCTTGGAAAACGTGGCACAGCATAAGACGAAATTGTTGGTACAACGCAATGGTGTTGACCCGAACCGCTTGGATTGTGTAATCCCGACTGATGTGGTGAACGGATTGCATATTGTTGCTAACCGTGTTGATTTAATTTTATAGGAGGCATAGATGGCTCAAGAATTCGCCAGTCTTGGCATTGTCGAAGTGGACGGCCAAGAAATTGACTTAACCAAGTTAGATGTGCGCACTACCACTGGTCGCAAACCGGTGAAAACCATTAACCGCAAAGGACGAGTGAAAGGCTTTGCGAAAGGTATTACTGAATATGCGTTGTCTATCACTGTTGTGGTGCCTTTAAACGCACCAGAGCCTGATTGGGATAACGTGACAGATGCCAAAATTACGGTGGAAGAAGAAAACGGTAAACGAATCTCATATACCGGCTGTTTTACCACCGAAACCGGCACAAGCTATACCGTAGATAGCGAAGAAGTGCGCGATTTGCAAATGGTAGCGTTAGACAAGGTTGAAGAATAATGAAAACCCGTTTGAAACTTGGCGTGCTGTATAACGGCACGCTACACCATGACATGTTGGTCAAGATTTTGACTGTTGGGGGCGAATGCCAAGCGTTGGAAGTCATCAGTGACCTTGGGTTAAGCGACAAAGAGACATTAAGTCATGCCGAGCAAATGCTGGTTGATTTAGCGTATTTGGCGCAACAAGTTGAGTTTGATGGCATTCCGCGTGAGGCAGTGACTCCGGCATTCTTGCTGGATAACCTTGCTACTGATGATTACGTGTTGATTAACAACGAAATCAATCAACTACGAAAAAAGCGCATGGGCGTTTCGGAAAGCCAAGAGACGGCAAACGAAGCGTAAAAAAACGCAATGTCAGCGAAGTGTGGCAAGCGTATGAAAACTACCGCTCAGCAACGATTTTACTGGGTAAGTTTGGATTTACTGCGCAAGCCGTCTGGAATATGTGCCACGCGGAAGTCAGCGCATGGATTAACAGCTATTTAGCGAGTCAAGGCGCGAAAAGCCAACAACACACCGACGAATCTACGACGTCCTATACATTTAAGCGTCGTAAAAATAAGGGGGCGTAATGCCCCTTTTTTATTGCTTTAAATAACGTTTAAACAAGGTTTAAAAATGGCAAATATGGATGTCTCGTTAACACTCAAGGCGAAAGATTACGCCAGTGGCGTGGTGAAAAGCGTCGAAAACAGTGTTAGCAAATCAACCAAAAATATTGAAAATCAAGCCCAACGTAGCGCCACTACACAACAAAGAGCGGTACGCCAAACGGCACAAGTAACAGAACAAAGCTACCGCCAAATCCAACAAGCGGTACGCAACCGCGAAATGCTTGGCGTGCGCAGCGAACGCAGCATCCAAAATGAGATCATGCGCACCCGTGCTGCATACGACCAATTAAAACGCAGTGGTATTGCTTCCGGGCGTGAATTAGAGCGTGCCGCTGTGGCGACAAAACGCCGTATTGCGGAGCTAAATGCGGAGATGGGCAAAGTCTCCATGGGGCAACGCTTAGGCAATATTGGGCGTGGCATTGCCGGTTTGGCAGCAGGTGCGACTGCGGCAGGCATGGTGCTGGCACAACCGATGAAAAAACAAATGGATTATGACCGCGCTCTTGCAATGACAGCTAACACCGCCTTCGCCGAGCGTGACGTGCCGGGGCGTATTGCCGGTAAAGCGGAGCTAAATAGCGCGGTAAAAAGTGCGGTAGAAATCGGCGGTGGAACCAAGGAAGACTCTTTGGGTGCATTAGATACTATGCTTGCCTCCGGTGCGGTAAAAGCCGAAACAGCCATGAAATTGCTACCAACGCTACAAAAAGGCGCAACCGCAACAGGTGCAAGTACCGATGACTTGGCTAAAATCGCCATTTCGGCAATGCAACAGTTTGACATCAGCGAAGACCAAATCGGTGAAGTGTTAGACAAAGCCGTCGCGGCAGGACAGGCGGGCAACTTTGAATTGGCGGACATGGCGCGTTGGTTGCCGCAACAAATGGCCGCGGGAAAATCAGCCGGCTTAAAAGGCATGGCGGGGTTTGAGGCGTTATTAGTGGCAAACCAACAGGCGCGCGTAACTGCCGGAACATCGGACGAGGCAGGGAATAACTTAGTCAATCTACTTGCCAAATTGACATCAAAAGAAACCAATGACCGCTTTGAAAAACTGAAAATCAAAGGCAAAGACGGCAAAGAGCACGGCGTGGATTTTATCGGCTCCATGGAAGCGCAAAAGAAAAAAGGCAAGAACTCTATCGAAGCCTTTATGAGCATTATGGATCAGGTTGTCGGTCAGGATGATAAATACCGTGAATTACAAAAAAAACTTAAAGGTGCAAAAAAAGAAGACCAAGCAAAATTATTAGACGAAATGACGAACTTGGTAGAGGGAACGGCTATTGGACAAATCATTTCTGATCGTCAAGCGTTGATGGCGTTATTGGGTATCCGTAACAATGTGAGCCTTGGTAAAGAGGTGAAAGAAAGCCTGGATAAAAGCGAAGGCGCAGTAGAAACCTCCCATGCAGTGATTAAAGACACTAACAGCTACAAAGTGGAAGATGCGAAAAATAACGTGGATTTTGCCCAAATGGAAGGCATGAAAGGCTTTAATGATGCCTTGGGCGATGTCAGCGTAAAAATTGCCGAATATGCGAAATCTTATCCCGATTTAACCGGCAAGATTGTGACCGCCGGCACGGTGGTTGCGGCGTTAAGTGCCGCCGCTATTACTGCGGCAGGGTCTTTGCGATTATTGGGCGGAAAAGGCGGTTTAGGGCTTGGTGTGGGTGATGTCTTGAGTAAAGGTGCGGGTGTAACCGGTACGGCTGGTGGCGTTGCAACTGCGGCTAATACAGCAAAAATGGGACGTCTTGCTAAGTTTGGGCGAGGCGGTTTGCCGTTGCTGGTGTTCGGGGCAATGTTGGAAGGATCAGAAAATTATGCCCCTTACATGGCACAGCAAGAAGAACAACGGGAAGCCTTTGACGCACAACACAAAGACGCAAAACAGAAATTCTATGCCGCTGCTTATCCGAATAAATCAGTGTTTCAATATGCCCCGTCTGTCCCAACGCCTGAAAAGTCAGTTTGGTCTTTAGCAAGTGGTGGTTATGCGCTTGGTGATGCCGCAAAACGTAAAGAGATTGCGGATGAACGCTTAAAACGAGGCACATTAACGCAAGATGAATATAACCGCCGTGTGCAAGTGCCGGACTATAAAACCGACTTTCAACAGCTTGGAAATACGATTACAGAAGGTATGAAACAAGCGGTGGAAAGCCAAAATTTCACCATTCAAAATCAAATCAGAGTGGACTTGGACGGACGAACGATTGCCGAAAGCACGTCCGAAAACCAATATCGCGAACTTAAACGGGGGTAACTATGAAAGGCTGGACAATGCCGATTCAGCAGGCGTCTTATCGCGGTGTGCGGTTTGATGTGTTAAGTGTGGATGACAACTTAGAGCGCGCCACCATTACGCACGCTTATCCGTTCGTGAACGGGGGCGACATTGAAGATTTAGGTTTAAATCCGCTCACCATCCAACTGCAAGCGGTGTTTTATGGTGAGGGGTATTACACCGATTTTAAACGCTTTTTATCGGCCTTAGAAAAACAAGGTGCGGCGGTGTTGGTGCATCCGATTCGCGGGCGGTTGCAAAATATGCTTTGCACCTCTGCTTATTTTCACCATGAAGCGGATTTTGTGGACTATGTGACGGTAAGTTTGAGCTTCCAAGAAGCGACACCATCAAAACCAATCTTCTTGTTTAACTTTTCTGTGCTCGGCTTGATTGATGAGTTATTAACTAAACTCGAAGACTTGGTAGATGATGTATTAGAGCTATATGGCACATTTATGGAAGGGATTTCGTTTGCCGCCAATATCAAATCACGTTTATTAGGCTCGTTTGGTGCGCTTTACGGCTGTTTTGAGCAGGTGCGCGATATGTTTGACATGGACAAGAAAAAGCACGTTATTTCTGCTAATACACCGACCTCTAAAGAGGCGTTTAAACAACAAGGTGGCAATGCCTTGCGTGACATGGCGAGCATGATTCATGACGGCTTAACTGCGATTGCCAACCGTGATGACTTAACCGTGCGTGCGAAATTTGACGAGGTTACCCGCACCGTGAAAGGCCTGTTAGAAATTGCACCGAATTTAAGCAATGGCAAAAACAGCAAGTCCAACAAATTGAAATCATTAACTTCATCTTTGACCGCACAGGACACCAAAGAAATCTTCTGTGCCGTGCAGTTATTGGCCACGGCGAATGTGCTAAAAATCGCTACGCAGTTTATTGAGGATGATACGCTAATCCCATCCGAAATTGATTACATTGTGACGGAATCGCGCTTGCAAGCCTTGGCGTCGTTGAATACCGTGCGGGCGTTAGTGCAAGCGGAGCAAAACGCGATGACATTACATTATGCCAAAGATGATTTTAGTTTGATGTCATTACAAGCGGAAAAACGCAATGGTGAAAGCCGATTGCAAACACCGAATACCGGGCTTTATACACAGGCTTACAACACGGCGGAAAAACTGCGTCAACAAAGCCACAAATTGACCCAGCTTGCGTTGGCAGCGATTAATCGCAAACCGCCTTTAATTATTCGTACAGTCGAATTTGATAGCACGATTCAGCAAGTTGCACACGCGTTTTACGGGGATTATACCCGTGCGGGTGAGTTGTTGCGACTTAATCCACATATCCGTTATCCAAACTTTATTGCACGCGGTGAGGTACTCAATGGCTACGCAAAATAACGGCTACCCGTTTAATAATGAGATTGTGGTTGAGATTGACGGCAAGCAGCACAAAAACTGGAAAAGCTACGACATTGACAGCGATTTCCTGATTCCTGCGGACGCCTTTAATTTCAGCATTGGTGTGCCGTCAGATAATACCGTACTGGCGGATTATTCGGGCAAAACCGCAAAAGTGCTGATTAACGGTGAATTGGTACTGACAGGTATTGTTGACACTACACAACATTCCATATCAAAAACTGACCGCACTTTTAGTTTAAATGGGCGCGACAAAGCGTCTATTTTAGTGGATTGCTCCGCGCCGATTACCAACGTCAAAGGCTTGACGGTGTTAGATGCGATTAAAAAAATCGTGGAGCCGCTAGGTATTAAAAAAGTCGAATTGCGTGCGGAATCTAACCCGACATTAGACAAGGTGGACATCGACATTGGCGAAACCGCTTGGAATGCACTAATTCACTGTGCCAATTCGGCTGGGTTGCATGCGTGGTTTGACCCTGCCGGTACGCTGATTGTCGGCGGTGCGGATTACTCCACGCCACCGGTGGCGACGTTGTGTTGTGTGAAAGACGGCAAACGCAACAATTTCACACAGGCAAGCCTGACCAAGGATGTGTCCCAAAGCTTTTCAGAGATCACGTTTTTGGCGCAACGGCACGGGCGCAGCGGTGACGACAACAAGAACGATCTGAAATGGGTTTTTAAAGATGGCACTATTGAGACTTATAAGCCGAAAACCGTGATTGTGTCAGACGTGGAAAACTTGGAAGCCCTGAAAAAATGGGCAAAGAAATACATTTCGGACAGCATTTTAAACAGCTTTACTTTGACCATCACCGTGCCTGACCACAAAACCCAAGATGGTGTTTTATGGACACCAGGGCAACGTGTGCATGTCATCTGCGAAGAATACGACATTGACGCGATTTTCTTTTTGATGGGACGTCGTTTTAATTTGAGCCGACAAAACGGAACAACCACGGAATTGCGCTTAAAACAAGATGGTGTGTGGACGCCGGATGCGTATGTGAATAAATCGAAAGCCGCACGCAAACGGAAGGGTAAAAAAGGCGATTTAATTGTATTGGATGGGGACTAATATGCGACGATTAGGACAAGCAATAAGACAACATACAGAAACCGCCTTGGGCGCAGTACGCCAAGCCTTTCGCGGGACGTTGAATTTAGTCAAAAGTGCGGACAATATTCAAAAAGTGCAGGTGTCTGGATTAGCAGATGAAACTTTGCAAGATGTGGAGTTGATGCAACAATTCGGCTTAACGTCCGTGCCGCCTGCCGGCACGCAAGTGGTGGTATTACCGATAGGGGGCGAAACAACCCATTCCATTGTGATTGCGACCGAAAATGGATCTTTTCGTGTTAAAAACCTAAAATCGGGCGAAACTGCCGTTTATGATGAAAGCGGAAGCACAATTATTTTAAAGCAAGGTCGATTAATCGAAATTGATTGTGATATATTAAAAATCACCGCCACCAAGAAAGTCGAAATTAGTAGCCCGCTTGTTGAAACCGACCGCGTATTGACCGCGCAAGGGCAAATCAACGGCAACGGTGGTATGGCAATTCAAGGCGGCTCCGGTGCGTCTTTTACGGGCGATGTGACGCAAACCGGTGGCAGTATCACTACTGACGGCGATGTGACGGCAAGCGGTAAATCCCTTGTTACCCACACTCACCAAGGCGACAGTGGCGGCATGACAGGACAGCCACAATAATTCAAACAAGGCGGTGAGGAAGTCTATCACCGCCTTTTTTCTACTCATTTCTTTTACTCTGCCGGCATGGACAGAGAAATCAGCCCGCTTACCGGGGACTACACAAATCAACACATCAGTACACTGCAAAATGCCGTGTATATCAGACTGACTACGCCATTAGGCTCGTGGTGGGCAAATGGGCGTGTAGGTTCTCTGCTCCATACTATCCAACGAGAAAAAGATTTAAGCCGCGTGGGCATGTTGGCGCAACAATACGCCGAAGAGGCGTTGCAACCGTTACTTGATGACGGCCGCGCAAGCGAAATCATTGTAACGCATGAACAACCGCATAACGGCAAAGTGATTCTTTCTATTTCCGTGACCGACAGCCGGGGCGAACAATACACGTTTAAACACCCCGTAAACGTCATTTAAAAGGTGTTTAAATCGTGTTTATTGTACCCACACTCGAAGAAATCCGCGACAGTATCTTGCGGGATTATCAAACTTATTACCCAAACGCCGACATATCCGAAGACAGTGATGCTTATGCACGTGCTAGTAGTTTAGCAGCATGTGCGGAAGGGATTTATGCACATCAAAAATGGTTAATTAAACAGTTTTTCCCGGATACCGCCGACACCGCGTTTTTAGAAAAACATGCGGGATTGCGCGGTTTGCGCCGTCGAAACGCCACTTATGCAGCAGGTAAAGGCGCTACCGTGAGTGGCAATCCTAATGCGGTGATTGCCGTAGGGTTACAAATTAAAACCGAAGATGGGCGCTTTTATGAGACAACCGAAAGAGCGGTGATTTCCGCCGATGGCACTGCGGTTGTTGCAGTGCGCTCTCTTGCTACTGGCGCGGCGCAAAACATTAAAACCGCTACAAAAGGATCGTTTATGGCTGCGCCTGTGGGCGTTAGCTCGGATGTTGTATTAAATGACGTGGTTGGTGGGACTAATAAAGAAAGCGATAGCTCATTGTTGGAGCGTTTGCTCAATAAAATCCGCCGACCTGCGGCAGGCGGCAACCGATACGATTACAAAGACTGGGCGTTAGATGTGGACGGGGTTGAACAAGCGTATGTTTACCCGCTACGCCGCGGACTTGGCACAGTCGATATTGCTATCACGGCAGACAATGATGTGCCAAATGATGACACAGTGCGTCGCGCGCAGGCTTATATTGATGATGAACGCCCAGTGACGGCAAAAGAAAGCAAAGTTGTTAAACCGGATGTGACAAAAGTCAATTTTAACATCCAAGTCAAAATCAGTGGCGTGGCATTAAATGACATTAAAACCGCTATTCGCAATGCTCTGACTGATTATTTTAATGGTTTGATTCCGGGCGATGATTTAATTGTGTCGCAGTGTGAAGCTGTTGTAAGTGATTTAATCGGCGTGGTTGACCGCCATTTTGTTGCCCCAAATGCCAACCGCAAAGCGGACGTTATCAACAAAATTGAGTGGTTTCGCTTAGGCGAAATCACCGTGACGGAGATGAGCTAATGCAACACGCAAACGCGCTAAAACAGCTTTATCCGCCGGTGAGCTACAACATCAATGGCGAACATTTTGTTGCGCAATGCGAAGTGGACGGCAATGCGTTTGACCGCTTACAACAAAGTGCGGTGGAAATTTTAAGCGTTATTGAGCCCGCTACATCAAACAAAATGTTAGCCGATTGGGAGCGCGTATGCGGGATTAAAACGGATTTAAGCAAGTCTTATCAAGAGCGTGTTAAACGCGTCATCGTGCAACTTAATGCCGTTGGCGGCTTGTCTATTTCGTACTTTACGCGCATCGCTGAAAGCATTGGTTATCAGATCCAAATTAAAGAGTTTTCCCCTCTACAAAATGACCTGCCTAATCCTGGCGACTTGGTGCAATTTCGCAATGAGCCGCGTGAGAGCTTGATTTATATGTGGCGGGTGACAGTGTTAAACGGTGATGACAATATCGTGTATTTCCGTGCCGGCAGTTCGTTTGCCGGTGATCACTTGGTTGAGTTTGGTGATCCGATTATTGAGGAGTTCTTTCGCGATTTAAAACCCGCTCACACATACTGTTACTTTGCATATCAATAGAGACCAAAAAAAAAATGAAAACTTTACTACCCGAAATTGATTCCCCGGATAAACGCTTTCACGCCGGCAACCCTGCTACTGGAGAGCAAGGCACACGCGTAACCGACACATGGCTAAATGACGTGCAAGACCACGTGCGCGACGTGCAAGCTGAAGCGCATTATGTGTTGCTAAAAGCTGGCTTTAAACCGGTAGAAAATCAGCAAACTCAACTTTATGATGCGATTGTTAAGATTATTGATGACAACCGCCAAAAAGCCTCTACAACGGGAAAAGGCGAGGTGCAACTCTATTCCGGATACGATTCCGACTCCGAAGAGATGGCGGCCACACCAAAAGCGATTAAGTTACTCAAAGCATTTATTGATGCGCTTACTCGCAATCTCACTAACTACATCCCCAATAGTAAAAAATCAAGCGATGTTAATAGCGCAAGTGCGGATACTGTAGCAACAAGTGCTGCAGTTAAAAAAGCGTATGACAAAGCGGAATCCAAATGGACGGCCCAAGCGGCGACAGAAACTACCGCAGGAATTTTACCCATTTCACACAAAACCGACGGTACAGACAAAAACAAATTTGCATCTGAATATGCGGTGGGCGAGGCTGCTAAAAAAGGCGTGCCTATTGGTGCGGTGGTGTCATTCCCTCGTGCGGTAACTAATCCCGTTGGTTTTTTACGTGCTGATGGTTCAACATTCAGCCAACAAACCTTCCCTGATTTATACCGCACTTTGGGCGACAGCAACCAACTTCCTGATTTAACTCGTAGCGATGTGGGCATGACGGCTTATTTTGCCGTGGATAATATCCCTTCTGGGTGGATTGCCTTTGATGAGATTGCCACACAAGTTACCGAACAACGTTACCCCGAGTTATATCGTCACTTGGTCGGTAAATATGGTTCTATTGCTCGTGTTCCTAAAGTGGCTGATAGATTTTTGCGTAATGTGGGCAATGGGCTCTCTGTAGGGCAAATACAAGAAGATGACTTAAAACGACATGTGCATAGAGTACCGATAGACTACGATTCTTGGTTCGACGACTCAAGTCAAGGAAGAAATAATTCGTATTTTGACTATACAACATTTACTCATTCTTCAGATTTGTGGAGTGTCAATTATTATGATGATAGAGATGGCGATAATGGTTTTGTTTCACCTAAAAACACCTCTCAAATGGCAACAGGTGGAGATGAAACTCGCCCTAAATCTCTCGTGCTAAAACTTTGCATCAAAGCCCTTAATAGTTTTGATGATGTGGTCTTTTGGATTAAATCCCACGGCGAGGTAACTAATGCTGGTGCGCTTGATGCAGGGCGATTAGCACAAGGATTACAAGATAAAGCAGAACGTAATCATACGCACACGGTTAGTCAGATTACAGATTTTAATCAGTCAGTAAGAGAGATAGTTACACAATCTATTACTCAAAATCTAGCCGAAACGGGGTGGTGTAAATTGCCAAATGGGATGATTTTACAATGGGGGCTCGCTGTACTGAACAGCGGATATGGTCGTACAACTGATACTTATATTACCTTCCCGATTAGGTTTCCAGCATCTTGTTTTAATGTTGTGATGTCTTACGGAGTGATGACGGATAAACGAGTTACTCAAGACCCAGTTTTAGCGTCGCTAGATCAAACTGGGATGACGGTAAGGCAACAATCAGATCGAGATGTTGTTATTTACTGGCGTGCAATAGGAGTCTAAATATGTATTACTATGATAGTGCAAACAAGTGTTTTCTGAGTGACGATATCCATAATATCCCAGCTCATGCAGTACAAATTACCAATGATTTATATAGCACTTTGTTAAATGGGCAAGCCCAAGGCAAGCAAATCATCGCAGACAAAACAGGGCACCCTGCGCTAATTGAGCCACAACCTAGCACAGCACACCAGCTAAACCTTGACACCCTCACATGGGAAATTTCAGCCGAAAAACAGACCGCACTTTTAGCCGAAACCCAAACTCGCCTTGTTGCCAACATCGATAAGCATGCGGCAAAAATTTACAGCACTTGGACGAGGTTTGAATCTGAGTACCGTGAACGCCAAGCTGCTGCAGAAGCCTTTAAAGCAGCAAATTATGAGGGCGAGTGCAGTCGATATATCTCAGACTTTGTGCAACGAGCAAGACTGGATAACAAGACCGCCACAAACCTGATTTTGACACAAGCGGCAGGACTCGAAAAACTGCAGGTTGAATTAGCTAATCAACGTATGCGCAAATATGAACTTAAAGCCCCTAATCTCACGCTTGAGCAACTGCAATCAATCCATGATGACATTATCAAGCAGATGGATAACTTGATGGAGGAATATCAAAATGGCTAAGGTCTATTTGGCGATGTACAAACACAAACGAGACTGGCGCAAAGAGCCAGTCAAAGCGATAGCCGACCGCATTACTCGATTTTGCACAAAGGGCAAATACTCGCACTGCGAGATTGCCATTGAGCGTATTGAGTTTGGCAATGGGCATCATTATGAGCATGCGACAGTATATGACTGCTACTCCTCATCAGTACAAGATGGCGGCGTACGTTGCAAACAGATTGATGTGTCCGATAACACCAAATGGGATTTAATCCCACTTGACGGTGTGACTGAAGAACAAATCAAAGCCTATTTTGACCGCACTTCAGGCAAGAAATATGACTGGTGGGGTGCGCTAGGAATCGTACTTGGAATCAAACAAAAACGCTCAAAATATTTTTGCAGTGAGTGGTGCTTTAATGCGATTTGCGGTAGCGAGAGAGGTTGGCGATTTAGCCCAAATCAACTAGCGGCTATATTTAATAAAGAGAAAAGTTAAAAGGAGCGTTTACCCTGCACAAAGTTTAATTCAATAAAGAAAAGACGGCGATAACAACGGCACTAGGAATGCTCGTTGTTACCAGCTACGCAGAGCGTGCCTGCATATAGCCATACGCCGCCTACCTTGCGCAAGGCGGGCGGATTGTAACAAATCTTTTGATTAGGAGAAATATATGCAGTCAATTAAAGCAATCCGTTGCACATTTTGTAACAA